GTGGACACTCAAGCCCAGTCTCGAGACATTGCACATTCGCTTTCGCGACTTCTCATGGTCGCTTGGCAACTTTGCCTTTTTGGCGGAGCTGTGTTTGGTGAGCTGCGAGAACTTTACCGACGAGTGCTTTCGCGGCTTGACCGGACTGCAGCGACTCTACCTCCGCGACATGGATATTACCGATGCGGCTTTCCAGCACATCCCGAACTTGGTGAAGTTGCATTTCGAGGGTTGTCCAAACATTGGTGACGGTGCCATTCAGTGTCTCTCAAAGCTACGAGTTCTGAAGATGAGAAACATCTCCTCAAACAGCCAGCTGTCAGATGAGGCGTTCGTGAACTCGACGGAATTGGAGGAGCTCCATCTACCACGAGTCTACGACCACGACGAGTATTTTTTCACAGATAATGTGTTCAAATACTTGCCCAACCTGAAGCGGTTGTTCCTCGTCAACTCATCTGTGGGAGGAGTGTGGCAATATCTGGACCTGCTAGAGTTGTCTGACCCCTTTCACGAGGGATGGGATGTGCTTCCCAAACTACGGGTGAAGGAGCTCGTCCTCGACAAGGAGAAGTATGACTTTATCACACATGGAGAACTGCATCCCCTGGTCCTGAATGGACTTGAAAAGCTGTCGTTCATTATGGACAAATGGGCAGAGTCGCGATTCAGCCCAGTAGTCCAGATTAAGAAGACCTTCAACCTCAAGAACATGAAGGATTTCTTGCCCTGGACTCTATGGGTTCAGGCAGAAGAGGCAGCTAAGGAAGTGCGACGCAAAGAGTACGCGGAACAGATGGCGCGTTGGAAGGTCGAAATGACAGCCTTGCAATTGGCTAGGAAGGCTGAAATGGCTGCCCAGCAATTGGCTAGGGAGGCCGAAGCGGCTGCAATTCGAGCAGCCCAAGAAGCTGCTAAACAGGCCAGAATAGTTGCTCGTATGAACGCTCAATTAGATCGGATGGAAGAGGTGCGAGCAGCTCGTGAGGCGCGACGGAAAACTTGGGAATAGACACAGTTGTCTAAAAATCAATTAAACTTCATTTATCAATTAAAAAACATTCGAAGAATGCATTTATCAATAACTTTTGCCAAAAAAATTGATGCGCAGCAATATTCTTATTAATCTCATTTCATTCGTTTAATAAAAAAATTGATAATAATATTATATACTTATATAATACTATTAATTAATGACTACCAAGACATTCCACTTTACATCTCCTAGTAATCAGTATATTGTGATTGATAACAAGTATACATATCGTGATATTAATACGATTGAAGACCTTAAATATCTATTCACTCTGAAGAATCGTCTCTATACACCAGAAATGTTTGAAATTGCAGTTAATGATAATATTTTAGACTTGACAACAAAATTAGATAACTTGAGTGTAAATATGTATCAAATCATTCATATTTATAAACCAAAACTAGAGGATTGTGAGCAACATAGCGAGCAACAATATGAACTGGAAATTAAACAACCAGATAATTTTGAAGTTAAAATTAATCAATATGTAACAAATGAAGAGGTGGATAATTCTAAAGTTGAAATTCCTCAATTGGAGACAAATAAAGTAGAAGTTAAATCATCAACAAGATGTATTGTTATGTAAATTCTATATAAATGATTTTTTTAACTTTAATAAATTAAAATCTACTTTATCATAAATAAATGAATCATATTATACACAATATATCGGTAATAATATTAACAATTGGTATTATTATGATGGTTGTTTATGTGACAAAAGCAACTAATAATAATTTCCTTACAAACGAACAAATGTTAATGCGAAGGAACGCTATGAAACCAACTGAATCAGGTGAAACAGTATATGATTATAAAGTATCAAAAGCATACAAGAAGATGTTCTCCGAACCATCTGTATTATTCGGCTATCAAACATTAGATCCTGATAATATGCCACAAAAATTATATGTTAAATAAATTGTTAAATAAATTAAGAAGAATCATTTACTACAACTTTATTTTTCGGCCATTTATTTCCACAACATTGATTTTTTTTATTCATAATATCTTCAATATCAGGTAACCAATTGGCACACTTAACACATTCTGGGTTTGGCATCCCCTCAACTACTTTTACTGGTTTATCGGAAGGCCACCAATTATGGCATAACTTGTCTGTTATTTTTTTATTATTATATTTTGGTATCATATATATTATATTATAAAAAAATGATAGATTGGAACAAAGTTCTTATTTTGCAATTTATATTATTTAACTCGTAAACTCCTTAAATAAAAAAATTGAAAATTTTATATAATTATACACTATAACTATATAATTTAATGACTCAAATCGTCTCTTTCTCTGAACTTTCTTCGCTCCCGCTGGAGATGAACCAACTCGCCGAAATATCGAAGGATGTGAAGTTTGACAACATTGTCAAACATAATCAATTTACCTTTGATACCATTGATAGGAAAACCGAAGTTCTAGGTGAACTGAATTTCAACATTCGAACTGACATTGAAATGCTTGATACTGTTGAAGATGTAGCTGTTCGAACCAGATTGGAATCTTCGGTGAAAGCTTGTTCGGATTTGAAGCAACAAGTTTTTGATGCTACGATTCCGAAATCTTTGTGTGTTACTTTGAATCACAAGCTGTTTTCTCTTTCAAACTCCAACGTACAATTTCGCTTTGATGAGAATTTCCCTTACGAAAATAACAAGGTGTGGTTATCAATTTCACCTGAAACTTTTGATTTCTTCTCTGAGTATGCTGAAAGAGTGAATCAAAGACTTGGTTCAAATGTTTACTTCGCAAATTGCCTGCGAAACACAGGACCTCGGCAAATGATTTCGTGCACTTTCAATTCAAAAGTACTGAAACCCATCTCTACTCCTTCTGATACAAATACTATGGAACATCATATGGCCATTCGCAGTAATTATAAGGGTAGTGGACGCTGCATCATTGCACTTGAATTGAGATTGATCGACAGTTACAATGTTGATAATAAAACTCACGAACCAAGGTACGTCTTGAAGTTTCGCATCGTCCGACTGCAATTCATACAATAAAATCTTTTTTATTTATTTTCTGTGTTATATCACTATTATTATATATAATAATTTTGATGTCATTTTTCTTATCCGCTTCATAATTTTCATTATCCATTTTCTCTATAAATGCTTCAATAATATTATGCATTCTAATGGTTATTTCATCTTTATATTGGTCAAAAAATTCCTGAATATTATACATTCTTTCTGATATTATTTCATTTAATAATTCTTCCTTCTTTACAACATCAAAATTATTAGTTTCTGGATTAAATTTATATGCAATGTTATTTTGTAAATTGGTAATCAGAATATTTTTGAATTGAGGATACGTTCTAAATAAAAATCAAAAATTTTTATTTGGAAGCCTAAGAATATGAAATAAAAATCTATGATTTTTTTATTTCATATTGATACTTAGGATTAAAATGCGTGTATTGCACTAAATAGGCTAATGATTGATATCCTTGTTCAAGTACTTTAATTTGTTCTTTCTTGGTAAATACATCACTTAATTTCTCTTTCCCCAACTGGATGATAATATTATTATTAATAACCTTATTATCATTTAATGTATTAGTAATATTTAATTGTTTGTTTATTTTAGTAAGGGTTTTTGGATGAACCTTACATTCTTTTTCAAGTAATTTTAATAATTGCTTTCTCATAGTATCAAGTTGTTCTGTGAATAATTGTTCCATTTTATTAATAGTCTCATCTTTCTCTTTCACAACTTGTATCACTTTATCAAGTTCTTCTTTTAATTTATTTTCATTTGATAAAACACATTTTTTATAATGTTTAGACTTTGCTTGTCTTGTATTAAATTTCTTATTACATGTAGAACATAAATATCGACATTCTAAATTATTATTATCATCTATTTCTTTTATAATATTTGGTTGACACTGGTTGACGTTTTCCACTTTTTCTGTCAAATTTGGTTGACAAAAGTTGACATTTGGTTGACAATGGTTGACATTATTATCATATTTTATAGGATTTAGTTGACAATGGTTGACATTTTCCACTTTATCTACTTTCATTTCTTTGTGAAACTTATGGTTGTGATTCCATAGGCTTTTATATGATGCGTATTGTTTATTGCAAAGTTGACATTCAAATTCCATCTACTTTTATAAATGTATATTAAATATTAGATTTTATTTCCTTAATTAATTTTTAAAAAATGGATAGTTAAATGGATATCCACTTTTTATCATGGGAGAGAGAGAGGAGTATTTTCAACCATAAATTTTTTGCACCCAGGAATTTCAGCAAACTTTCTAGATTACAGATTTTTTTATAAAATATTTACTTGGATGACATAAAAGTGAACTGGGATGACATAAAAGTGAACTGGGCTGACATAAAAGTGAACTGGGATGACATAAAAGTGAACTGGGATGACATAAAAGTGAACTGGGATGACATTTGGATGACATAAAAGTGAACTGGGATGACATAAAAGTGAACTGGGATGACATTTGGATGACATAAAAGTGAACTGGGCTTACTTTTGGCTGACCCAAAAAGTGAACTGGGCTTACTTTTGGCTGACCCAAAAAGTGAACTGGGCTTACTTTTGGCTGACCGTCAATTCTTAAATTTATATCGTTGTAAATACATTGTTATGTATACTAAATTTGCATTAAATATATATTTCGCATATAATTACCATTCACTTTTTATGTGGATATATCCAGGATAAAAATCATTGCATTTCACATCCTCGTATAATTTATAATATTTTAAAAAAGTGAAGTTCACTTAGTGAGTTCAGTTTTTCCCACCCAGGAATTTCAGCAAACTTTCTAGATTACGGATTTTTTGTAAAATTGATATAAAGATTACCCATTATATAGAATTAATGTCAAAGAACGATTATTTAACTGAAGATACTCTATTACCATCTGACCAAAAGTTTGTATGTCTTTCCTTCCTAACAGACAAGGAAAATAAAACCACACTATCAGGTATTAAGATTCGTGGTGTTTTTGCAACTTATGAGCTTGCTTGCGAACATGCAAAGAAGGTTCAAGCAGTAGATCCATATTTTAATGTATTCGTTGGTGAATTGGGCAAATGGCTACCTTTTGATCCCAACCCCGAATCAGAAGCAGTTAAAGATTCTGAATATGCTAACGAAGAGCTTAATAAGATGATGAAGGCTTATCTTGAGAACCAAGAAAAGGCAAAGATTTATCATGAACAAAGAAAAACAGAGATGGTTCGTAAGAATATTATGGATAATCTTACAACTCGTCAGGAGAACTTGGCTGAACTTGAAAAGAAACACAAAAAAGCCAAGGATAATAGTGAACGTGAGAGTTTGGAATTTAGTATGAAATCTATTGAAGAACAAATTAAGAAGATGGAAGATAAGCGTGCTGAGCTAGACACTCAACTAGAGAATTATACCGCTCAAGTCCAATCATTTGCACAGAAAGAATTTACTGGACCTAAAATTATCGACAACACTAATAAAGAATAAATAGATTCTAATTTATTAATGAACTTTTTCAACGAGAACCCTTAGGTTATTTCGTTTTTTAACAATTAAATCAGCCGGATTGAATACTTCTAGTCTTCTATTCCAGTTCGAGTCATAAGATTCTTGATGAAACTTGTGAAATTTTCTACAACCAACTTTAAAAGGTGGTGCTTTTTTTGCCTTATACCAGAATACTTTATCGGTAATATTTTTGCTATGAATACGATTATTAATAACCATCATACCATAATCTTCAGTAATATCGGTAAATACTTGTTGAAAGATATCAAAGGTGGGGAACATACCTGCATAATGTTCATATAGACGTTTTCTATTAGATATAGTATCTTCAGCTAATAAAAAGATATAATCAAAGTTACTTCGCATTTCAGGAGGAATACCGACTGAATATTGCATAGTAAGGATGAAAGAGAGATGGTGGTGACGACCATTAAAAAATAATTCAAGAATATTAGGGTCTTTCAACCAAGTACCCTTACTACTCATACAATCATCCATAATAAGCATAAGTGAATCATCTTTTGGTCTTTTCCCATCTTTAATTCTTTTTTTATTATCTTCATTCATTTGAGCTTGTCTTTCATATATCCTACTAAGTATATCACTTCCGTATTCTGAATAAATATAACTATCTGGAATAAATTCAGAATAGAAAGAGTTTAATTTTTCAGTTCTACTAATAGCAATAGCAGATGATATATTTCTTTTTTGATACATAATTTCTTTCGTTAAGAAAGATTTACCAGTTGCACGTTTAGCAATCATAGCAATTGTACAGTGGTCAACCAT